TATTATCTTCAATGCGATTTGGGAAGAGGCCAAAGAAAGAGACAAGGTGCCAAAGGCGATCATGGGAAAACAGATGCTGTCCACCGAGCATGAGAGGACATTGCTGAGGTTCATCCTTAACCACTTTGTTCTGTTGGACAGAATGTGGTAGATGACAGAATCGACGATACCTGCGACCGCAAAGGATATTGCCGATGCGACACAAACCTCTGTTGATCCGTTACAAAATAACCATGCAAGAAAAGATCCGGCAATTACCAATGCGGTCATTTTGAGTGCCAGCCAATTACCGTGCCACCGTTCATGAAGTACATCCCTTGTGGTGAGATCAAAAGGAATGATGGCGAATGCGGTAAATGGAAGTGCGGAATATCCAAAGACTGTGACCACGACATTTGCCGCACAGGCCGCGATGAGGTAGCCAATTACTGGCAGCATACGGTCGCTCCGTTTTCTCCGTCCTCGGAAACATCGACCCGGAATGCTTTGGTTTCAATGAGGATCTGATTGGCCCATTCTTCGCACGACCATTGTTCGCATTCCGGTTTGGTGGATTGAATGGTGGTAATGAGATTGCGGACACGATCCTGCTCAATAAAGAACTCGCGGTCCCTGTCATTATGTCCTACTTGCCATTCGACACGGACATGGAATAGGTGACGATGGCGATTGCGGAGCCAATCGACTTCATCAGGTGCATACTTCCAATGATGGAATCCTTCAAACTGTAGCTGGATCCAAATGGTTGTAAGTGTGTTCATTTGAGTAGCTCCTTGAAGTAATGTTGGATACCGAGCTCCTGTGCGCGATATTGTAGGGCGGCGACTCGTTTGGCTTTTTCGTAACTATGATCTGGCGACTTTGGGACATAGGCCATATCGCGACCAAATCCCGCGAGTCTTTCGTAACAGGCATATGCTCGCCAAGTCTGAAACTGTCTGACACAGGAGTACCAAGTTGATGAATCGCCGGAGCTTGGTGGCATGGCTGTGGTTAGTGGTGACGGAGTGACTCCCAATAGATGAATCCATATGTTGGGGTTCTTTATTCGCCACAAGATAAGTTTACCCATGGCAATTTCCCTGTCTTCGACATTGGCATCCACGAGATTGCCAACGAAGATTTTATCATACTTGGTTGCAAGTTCATCCAAGTAATCCCACCCATCGTGCATTGGATGGATTACGGGACAGACTTTAAGACCTTTATCTTCAAGGGTTTGCCTTGTGGCTCTTTTCCGTTTCTTGCCACCGAGATCAATTTCAATGACCGCGAATACATGGTCCTGAAGTTCGCGCGCGATTTCATCAAAGTCTTCAAAGAGCTTTGCGAATCCGTCAATGTTTTCCGGAGCCATGCCGAATACTTTTTGTAGTGGGATATTGTGCTTTGACGAGTGCTTGGCACAAAGATCAAATGCACCGGAGTCGATGATAATCTTGATTCCACTATGGGCCCACCGCTTGATGTCTTCGATGTCTCTTTTCTTTTTGATAAGGTTGACGGGCACAAGGATTGACTTGTGTCCTGCAAGTGCTGCGATTTTACCAAGGTTCAAATCACAGGCAAGAAAATATTCTGGTGCATTCATTACTCACCGACCTTTACGACTGCTTCAGTTCCGTAAGTGTCTTCTGCCCAATCAAGGATAAGGTTAGCGACATACTGGACAGGTTGAACGATACAGATTCTGCGAACTTGTGCCGCGGAGGAAAGAAGTGCCAAAGGTCCGGCATAAGGTGCAAACATGGTACTCTCGCCCATTTCCCTAAGTAGTGGAATCCATGTTGGCCAATCATTTATGACACCGGTGACAAGTAGGGAATGCTTACCGAGAATCTCCCACCGTTCACCCATGGCGACATTGTGTCTGGTTTCATATCCACCGATGGTTAGCTTGGCAAGTGTGGTGCCATCGGGTTTGTCTTCATCAAGTGTTGTTTGATCACCTAGCATTTCCTGCATCATTGCCGCGAGTGCTTCGCTTTCGGTTGCAATCGATGCGAATAGTTCCTCTGCTTTTTTAAAGTCGGTTCCTGCCATGGCACCCAATGGATCATGGGTTGCAAGGATCTTGTCTGCTTCGGCTTCTGTGAGGTCCACGACAAGTACCGGGATCTCCTGATTCAATGATGTCTCTGCCCTAAGATGACCATCGATTAATTCATATTTTCCATCACCCAATTCCCGTGCAATTACGGCTCCACTGAATCCTACTTCCTTCAAAATATCCTTGAGTGCATCCTTTTGTTTGTGCGGATGAGTGCGCCAATTCTTGGGATTGGGTTGCAAGGCGGATGCTTTAATCATCCGGAGTTCTTTGATTCTATTCCTTATCGTCATTTTTCACACTCGCTTTGTTAGTGACACCAACAATCAACTGATCTGATTCAATAATGGTTTCCAGTTTTTTGTACAGGATTTCAAGTCGTGCCATTCTCTTGGCTGCCACACAAATGGTTTCAAGATCGGATGCACGAGAGACACCAAGTCGTACCGCGGATTCCCTTAGGCTCAAATAGGCTCTTTTCTCTGCCGGATATTTCATGCTGGGTGGTGGAGTCAACGGCAATTGACTGCCATCGTCTTTGGCCTTTGGCCGTCGTCCTCTTTTCATTTTCTCACCTCTTTTCCCTATCTTGTCAAACCCCGGATAAGTTCCCAAGTTTGCCAAGGAATTCAGGGGAAATCCCTTGAAATTTCCCTGAAATTGGCAGCCAAAAAAACTGGAGGTTCGTGGGTCGGTCAGGCGCTTCGGGCCGTTTTTCGGGGCCTCTGGTACCCCGGACTCTCCAAACCCCCAACTTTACCAAACTTACCTATCTTACCACAAACCTTACCATCAAAAACGGTCCATTTTGCCTATCTTGCCACCCGGTTTTGGTTACTTTTTGGTAAGTTTTTATGGAAACAAAACCCTTTACTTATCTGTTATGTGTTGTTCAAAAGTGAGGAAGTAGGTTTTCTTTTCACGATGGAACAGCGACCTTTTGTTGTCTGAAACGGATGGCATAGGTGGCTTTACTTTCTTTCCTCTGTAAAGTTCAGGACAAAAGATCTCAAAAATTTTACCCCATTCCCAAGGTTCCAATCGCGGACCAAACTCGTGCAATATTCTTTCTATCCTGACTTCGATTGCTTTTGTTGTAACCGTTTTGATTTCATAAAAGGAATCCGGTTCATCTTCAGTTGTCATAAATGTAATTCCTTTTGATCCATAATTCGATTAGCTCAAGTGCTTTTCCATTCCTGACTTGTTGTGTTGTGACCCGGAGTAAGGACCAACCGAGTAGACAAAGATTGTTGTATTTTTCCATGTCCGCGATAAATCCACTTGGTCTTGTGTGGCGACCGCGAATCCAGATGCCACCTTCCACTTCGACCGCGAGTTTCAAATCAGGCCATGCCAAATCAATTCGCCACTTTCTGACGGGATGGAATTTGTATTCCTTTTTGGGCTCTGGCATTTGTGCCGCGGCGATCATGTTTGCAAGGATTGCAGGATAGTCTTTTTTCATCTTGTGGTCCTTATCCTGTACATTTCAAGTGCGTGCTTTAATGCTTCGGATTCTGTGTACCTTATTCCCTCTTTTGTTTTGCCAAGTTTTTTTCCAATGGCTTCAAGTGTGATACCGGCTTTTCTCATTTCCAAAACCAGCTTCATTTTCTGTGGTAGTTCCTGAAATATTTTTGTTGCGATTTCTTCAAGTTCCTTTAGTTCTGCTGGTTCAAAGTGTGTTGGTTCTGATGCGAAGTCTTCATCCATTTTTGAACCATCATCTGTGAGGACTTGTCGCCAAGGTTGTGTGACTTTGTATCCGTTTCTTTTTGCGGAACAAATATCACTGATTCTTTTCAAATGTCTTCGCCATGACTTGATTGCGACGGTTGAAAACTTGACATTGATTTCCGGCTTGTATTCCTGAGCGACGCGACAAGTGAGATAAAAGGCTTCCGCGACCATGTCTTCATCTGCCATGTAGACAGACGGATATTTTGAGACCATGAAATAGACTAGGCCTTTGTTTTTTTCGACCAATTGTTTTTGGTCTTCAGTCATTGGCTGAAGTTTTTTTTCGTGGATATTCAATCGATGCGTGCAAATGTTCTTCTTGATTGTTTGTAATTTTGCAAACATTCTTTCGCCACCTCCCAACGAAAAGGTTACAAAAGGCGGCGGCTGTTCGCAAGACGAGTTGATGCAAATTTGTTGTCAAATATTTTTCAAAGCACATTCATCCAACGACATCAAAAGACATACAGGATTATCTTCCTGATGTCATTCATCAGGCGTAATCAAAGTCTATCCAAATTTGCGAAGTTTGTTTTTGGTGGTAAGACGGCCCCGGCAGAGGCGACAGATGGAAACTCGGTTCCAAGTGGGTGAAGGGATTTGTTCCCTTGATTTCCCTGGCCTCTTCAATTCCTTGGGGCCTAGGATCGCTTCTGCCGCATTATTTTCCTTAAACCGGGAATTGGGTCAAGTTGGCAAAAGATCGTCGATCCTAGGCCAATTCCATTTCCTACCAATTTGGTAGCTGACAAAATTAGTTTTCTCTGGGTTTTCCAAGATCAAGAGATAGACAAAGACCAAGAGATTTGGTAAGATGGAGAAGATAGGTAAGATGGCTGTGAAGATAGGGAAGAAGTAATATATATAATTTTTTTTTTTTTATATATATATAAGTAAGTCTTCCCTGTACCCAAACCCTTGTCACCAACCACTTTACGATCAATTTCCTCCCATTAGGATCTCTTAGATACTTCAATTGAAAACCCTCCGCCGACCCTTAACTTTTGATAAGAGACAGCGGAGGTAGCTTTTTGACTAACATGAGACTCGCAAGGTCTTTATTGTGGTCTTATCATTTAGTCCGATAGATTGTGATTGGGCGCCCTATCTTCTGCTTGATGATTTCCACAGCGGTAATTTCTCCGGTAAGAATGAGGCGGTCAATGGCCTCGCGGAATCTGTTGTGCGGTATGGTTTGGCATTTGTAGGCTAGTTTGCTTTTGGTAATTCCATCGTACAAAATTGCCTTGACTTTCTTCAAATCCCTTTCCCAATCATTTTCGCTAATCTGTTTTTGACCGCGAGTTACCATTCTTCTGGTTTGGTAATTACTTAAACGAATGGCCCAATTCATGTCATCGATTGTGACTGTTGGGATCTCACCGGGTTTACCGATGACTCTGGAACAGGCTGCAAGTAGTGCGAGCTGGTTTGTATTTTCCGGAGTGCGAGACCATAGTTCGGCTTTAAGGGAATCGGTCTTGTCATCTTCAATTTGTCGCTCACGGATTTGTTGTTCGTGAATGACAAACCGATCCATCGCCGCCGGTTCCACTTCTGCCCAAATGTAATTGGGATCAAGGTTACCTTGTGGCGAGGATTCATTCCGCCACCATTTGACCAGACGAATAATTTCCTGTGGGATATCCTCACGAATTGCCACCGAAGAATTGACATAGCCCGGAGATTCAAAGACAAGGAATCGTGACAACAAACCATCCCGTGCTTGTGCCTTTGTTACCGTTTCCCAAAACCCGCTTGGTGTAGTGGTTGCAAGGACGACGAGATAAGGATGCCTTAGTTCCTTGGTACCGGATGCAAGTGCCGGGCCGCGAAAGGATCCACCGGCAGAAGTTTTGAGTTCCTTAAGTAGTGGTGCGATCTTCGCAAGATAGCTTGCGGTTCCTGCTGACTTTGTCATTTGGAGAAAGTCGCCGACTTCATCAAGTTGATAAAGTCCTACCGGGTTTGTTTCAAGTGCTGCGAGAAGTCCTGCATCTGATCCTATTTGGGAAGATCCAACAAGATCCGGAAACCCTGACTCTTCAAGGATTCTTTTGTTGATGCGGCGGCCATGATCTTTTCCTGATCCGGTTTTCCCAAGTGCAAGGATAAAGAGGTTTGGTAATGTTGTGTAATTGCAAAAGGACTTGACACGATTGCCAACGACTGTTGATAGAAGTGCCAGCGCGGATCCAATGGCAAGCTCTGGTTGCTTTTGTCCTGTGGTTTTCAGATTGTGATCAACGACCATCCCAATAAAACCCGGGTATGTAAGACATTCTTGTGGGAAGTCGGATAGTGGAATTGTTTCCGCGGGAATATCGACCGGTTCAAAACGGGATTCATTCAGACCGGGGCATGGGTCTTCAATGATCTCATTGGCACCATAACCCAATTGTCTCAAGTGTGATGCAGCGGCGGAAAAGTCTCCGTTGAATTCCAGTACCGCCAGAAGTGCATGAGGACTGTAGGCCTTTCCTTGTTCAAGATAAGGTGCTGAGGAAGTGTAAAGGTAAAACTTCCAGACACCATCTATCACAGAAAGATCTGCGGAGATTCCGGCAGGGGATTTTCCGGGCCTTGACCAATGTTCTTTTCCGCTGGAGTTCCTCGATAGGAATGACCAGCCATGTTTGGCAAGAAGTTCACCCGGGTGTTCCCGGCTGTAGGCTGTGCCGGGTGCATCGCCATTGTCACGAATGATCGGCGATCCTGCTTGAATCTTGGGTGCTTGAATCCTCTGGATTTCCTTGGATCCGGTATCAAGGATGGTGGATCGTACCGCCGCGAAAAGTTCCGCGACCTTTTCCCTTAGGGTTTCAGGATCCACCTTTGATGGCTCACCCTCAAATGCATCGTATTTGTCACCACTTGGATGGACCGATGGACCAACCACCACCTGCTTGTTCGTGCAGAGTACATCGACTACCGTAATGACTCCGGTTTCAAGGTGCAGTTTGTGGGATTTGTTTGGAAGATCACACCGATAAAACCAATGACAGCGCGGCCTATTCTCACGACCGATAATACAATCTGTTGGCGGCAAATATTGATTGGCCAATTCAACCGCCATCTCACAATCAAGATCAATGCAGACGATTCCATTACCGAGAATAATCCCGACATTGCAATCGTCTTCAAAGTCAAGGGAATTGAATTCATAGAATGGCCAATGCTTGAGGACCGGACCTTTGGAACCAAGCGGTATTGGAACCGGACGAAGTCCAAGGGACGAATAGTGGGCTGCAAATCTTGACGAATTACCCATAGCCTTATTACCTTTCAAGTAAAAAAAAACTGAATGACTTGTGGGATTTGTTTGGCCTGCTAGAATTGAAGTAGGTCACCACCTCCCAATGGTGGCTTTTGTTGTCGAAGTTCTTGCAGTGTGCCGCGAGCCCCAAGGGTTTTCCTTGGGGCTCGTTTTGTTTTCAGAAGGGCAAATCTTCCTCACTGTTTGTTACCGGTTCCAAAACCTGTGTCTCCTGCTTCCACTTTGGTATGGGCTCCAATTTGTATTTGACTATCTCGGGAAATTTCTTATCCGGTTTCCTGACCGTTTCAATTTCCAAAGTGTTGGCAAGAGCTCCGGCTTTGCAGAGTCTTATTGCTTCTTCGACAGAATCAGGACAAGGTGCTTGGGACCGTTTCTTCCACCACTTTTCCGCGCGCTCCCTTGCCCACCCGGAATGTTCAATACAAATCCATTCGCTAACCTCATTCGCCACACCCATGCAATAGGTGACTTTCAATGTTCTTGGTGCGGTACCATCTGATCCTGCCTTGGTATGGCAGGAGTAGTAAATATCTTTCACGAGTCTTTTGTTGACCGAGATCAATCCTGCAAGAATAGGACTGTCCTCATCTGGTTTTGTTTCCGGTTTGGATTGTTCCCTAGGCGGCCATTCGTGTCCGCAGTCTGGACATTTCATGACACCGACCTGAACGATCTCACCACATACAGGACATTCCTTGGCAAGAAAGGCGTCAGCCTTTCCACCATTTGATTTTCCGACGATCTGATCAATAGGACCATGCCTTTGAATGTTGCCACCATAATCCAGAATCAGACAGTCATTCTTGCCAGATGCCAAACGGAATCCGCGACCGACCATCTGGTAATAAAGTCCTGCCGATTGTGTTGGTCTTGCCAATGCGACACAGTCAATTGCAGGTGCATCAAATCCCTCTGTCAAAACCATGACATTCACCAAGAAACGAATGGCACCATCCTTGAATTGCTGAATCATCACCGCCCTTTCAGGACTTGGGGAATCACCGGTAATGATTGCCGCGACTTCACCAAGGTGCGAAAGTTTTTGCCAAATGTTTTCGGCATGAGAGATACTTACCGCGAAAATCAAAACGGACTTTCTGTCATTGGCTTTCTCAAGAATGTCACGAACAAAAGCTTCGACCAATAGATCCTTATTGACCGCGGCTTCAAGTTCTGTTGGGATAAAGTCGCCGCCTCTGGAATGCACTTCCTTAAGATTTGGCACGGCGGAATTGGCACCGGCTTTATTCCTGAGTGATGACAAATACCCTTTGGAAATAAGATCCGGAATCCCTGCTTCATAACAAATCTTTGTAAAGAGTTGACCATCACCATAGATTGGACCATCATCCATGCGATAAGGTGTCGCTGTCAGTCCGCAGACTTTCAAGTCGGGATTCTCAAGCATGAGTTCTGAAATGAAAATCCGATACCGGGTATTGGAATCTTCCGGTATCCGATGACACTCATCGATGACAACCAAGTCCCGCTTGCCAAGTCGTGAGGCTTGATTGTAAACAGATTGAATTCCTGCCACAAGAATCTGGTTGCCAGTATCCTTGGACCCAAGTCCTGCCGAATAGATTCCAATGTCAAGATCGGGATCTGTCGCGCGGATCTTTTCTACCGCCTGAATCAACAACTCTTTTACATGGGCGATGATTACCATCCTGCCACCATGACTTGCCAAGTCTTTTGCAAGTCTTGCAATTACCGGAGTCTTCCCACCACCCGTAGGAATCACAACCAATGCAGACTGTGCATCGTCCCTAAATTCCGAATAGATGGATTCAATCGCTTCACCTTGATAATCTCTAAGGATCATTTTCAAATCTCGCTTGTGTTTGAAGTAAGTGCTTCAATGCAGGAAACAAAAGGACAGGCTCTTCACTAAGCCTGTCCTTTGGACAAATCCCTTGGGCTATTTTCCCCACGGGGTTTTGGAACCACGATTGATTGAAGCGGTTTGTTTCGGTTCAATCTTCACCGGTTCTGCCACGACATTGGAATCATATCCAACAATCTGGTTTTGAATTTCACCAGAGGACTTATCGGTTCTTTGTGTGACTTTCAAAACGAGTTCGCGATCATGCCATTCGCTGGTATCTGTTGCAGGACCAAACTGATCGACAAGCCCTTTCAATTTGCGATTGCCAATCTGAATGACTGTTGGGTTGTCATGCTTTCGCATGACGATATCCCACAATTTTCTTCCTGCAAAATGACCGTCACTAATCACCCAAGTGAATTGGATGTAGTGGGAATCACCGGCCTTGCTCTGTTTGGTTTCGGTAGATTCAAGTACCGCAGAATAGTTTCCAGCTGGCAAAGCGGAATATCCAAAGGTGCCATCGACAGATCCTGCATCAAAGTCTGAAAGATTACCCATGCTAATTACCTCCTGATTGTGTGCCAATTTTTCTAGCACCGGACAACTCTGCCGCAAATCGGTTCCAATCCAAGGCAATTTCCCTTGGCATTAACCATCGTGACCCAGCGCGGCAGGCTGGGCCACCATCAAGTCTCAACACCCGTTGAGTTCCTGATTCCCCTAGGATTCCCTTGGCGACAACCCTGCCTTTGGAATCCTGTTCATCCGTACCAACCCTTTCTTTGTAGCCAATGTAGCCCACGAGATCTGCCCATTCAATCGCAAGATTGATAAAGGCTTCATGACCACGCGGTTGCCATCTGTCATAGGCTGGGCCTTCAGGATTGGCAAAGGTCTTGCTGACAGCATGACCAATTAAGAATACCGCCATGTTCCGCTTGTTCCTGAGGACATCAAGACCGGACAGAATTTCCCTAAGGATTTCCGCAGCACGAACATATCCACCACCGTATCCACCACAGGCGGCGGTAATTGTTTTTGCTCTGTCCTTGGACAAAATGTCCTCATGAATCAATCGCTCAAGTCCGGTCAAAGTATCAATCGCGACCGCTTGGTAATCGTGGTCCTGCTCAATCAATTCCGTTATCGCCGCCTTGATCTGATCCAAGGATTCAAGTTGTGGTGGTACATCTTCAAGTATGGCATCAAGTCCTGATTCTGTTGGCAGGAATATCACACCGGGACATTGTGCCACAAAAGTTGACTTGCCAAGTTTTTCGCCACCATAGATAAACATTCTTGGTGGCTTACCTTTATTCTTTTCAATGCGATCCAAGAACCCCATGTGTCACTTCCTTTCAGTTGTTTGTGACTCGGTAATTCGTTCGACAATTATCAACGCCGCCTGTAACCCAGCAGCAAACGGACTTGCAGATTGAAAATCTTCTTTCAATCCATTCGCTACTTCAATCGCAATTTGCAAATCACGAATGATTTCATTTGCATTTACTTGCATTCCAAAGATCCTTTCAGTTGTTGGTATCCTGTACATCAAGCGCAATTTGTTTGGCCGTTTTGAGACCGGCCAAAAATGATTCCGCTACCCGCTTCCTGACTGGTTCATCATTACAGTCGGCGATCTTGTCTTCAACTGTTTGCATGGCAATATCCAAATACCTGAGCAGTCGGGCGGAATAGGTTTCTGGTTTCATTCACCCACCATCTTTCTTGTGAAATCATTCGCGAAGATGACTTCTTCCCGATAGATTCCCATGGATTTGGGCGCGGTAATGTGTAGCTGCACCTTTCCCTTTTCAATCTTCCCTACCGTAACACGAATGTTTGTGCCAATAAAAATGACTTGACCCTGCATTCGTGTAAGGACCAATCCGCCGTAATCATTGTCTTGCATTTTGTTCTCCGTTTTTAATTTGGTCCTGAATGATCTTCAAGAGATCCAACAGATTCCCAAGTTGGATCTTTCGTAGATGCTTGGGCAAAGTTTCATCTTCGATAGTGTCATGAAGTGCGGTTGCAATTGACACACAACCGCCAAGAATATCGACATCGATTGGTCGTAACATTACTGTTCTATGCCTCCGATTTCATGTACCTGCTTGCTGGTTAGTTTGATCATGTGCCAATCGGGCATTGGCAGATCATGCAAATTTGAAAGGATCATTCTGCAAATCCTTTTCAACTGATCTTGCTGCCTCCCTGAAAAGTTCGCAAGTCGTTCATATTCCTTAACAGATTGTTCAAGTTCTTCAATGAGTGGACCAACTTGAATTTCAAGACCTTCAATTGTTTTATTTGCATTGGCAAACTGTTCTTTCAATTCATTGTGCGCCAAAGTCAGTTCACACAATTCATTACAGATTGGGCGATACTTGTCTTGATATTCTTTTATTGCATAATTCTGTTCTGCAATTGTTGCAGTAGCGGCTTCAAGTTGGGACCGCAGTTCTGCAATTTCAATTGTTGCAGATTCTTTTCTGACCGAAAATCGAAACATGATAATCTCCTGAAAATTAGGAACCAAATTGAACTCGCTCACGATGAACGACTATGCCTCTGTTCTCTTTACCTGACTGAGGATAAAGAATCCCAAGGCGACAATAAGGAATCAGGCAACCAAGTGCGATGACTTTATCAAACTCTTTTATAAGGCGATAGGATTTTCTCTTGCCAGTTGGAGTCAAATAGACAACCACCTTGGAACCATCTGGCAGGATAGTACCTGCCGGAATCTCTGGAAAATTTCCAACGCGTTTATTGTGTGTGTAGTCTTTCAATTTTTCTTGTCCTCCGTGTATCCATCAAACCACCTACCGTACTTTCTTGTGTGACAAACTGCCGCTTCAGATCTTGCCGTGGTTGAAGAAGTTTCAGGATTACGACAATGCGACTGTGCATCGTGTAATGTGACACCGCGGCGAATCACTTTGGAAACCTTACCGTTTTCATAGTGACGAATGATCTTGTAACTAGCCATGATTAAACCTCTCTGGTCTGTAGTGTTTCTTTGCTTGCCAAATCCCGAATTTCATTGACCCATTGATTGGCACTTAACCCTGACAAGGTAGATGCGAAAAGGCAAGTGCTTTTCCATTGATGGGAATCGCCGCCATAGACATACCATGATCCATCTCTTTTGATGATGTTATACGGCAGCCCGGATTTCCTGAGTGCCTTTCTGAGCTCAAGTGGCGTGGCCATAATTAAACCTCCCTAGTCTGTAATTGTTTCAAAACCTTGACACGGACAGTTTCAACTGTGTGTTGTTCGTCTTCACCTTTATAGACCCAAGTTGTTTTTGAGGTTTTCACCATCGGACAAACTGGGCGGACTCGGTAAAACAAACCCTTATTGTCATAGTGTTCCAATGGAAAACAGAAGACATCGCCAATCTCAAGATGACCAAATTTCATTTCATTCATTTGACACCTATCGCCTTTCAGTAAAGATGGAACCGTTACCGCCGCCTGTAGTAATAATCCGGATACCGGGACAGTTGAATATCTGGAAAAGCACCGCAAGAAAAAACAGATGCAGAACGACACTTGATACCGTCCAAATCATTACTGCATTCATTTTTTCTTTTGCAGACTGCAACTCGCTTTTCAATTCGTTGACTGTATCCAATTTGGAATTGATGGCTTTTAGTTCCATCTTCAATTCGTTGACTGTCATAATCAAATCTCCTGCTTGTGTGTAAAGAGTGTGCATCCTATAAGGGCTTTCGCCCTTTTCGTTCGCCGCCGCGAACTCATCAGTAGGGTTTCACTTGGTCAAGTATTTTTCCGCCAATGTTCTTAAGTCATTTGGATACAACCGGCCGATGTTGAACCAAGCACTTTCCTTGGTCCCATATTTGGCACCAACTTCTTCAAGACGATCTGCCAATCTTAGGAAACTATTGGCGAGATCTTTATTTGTTGCATTCCAAGGAAAACTGGAACCGGGACAAAAAACAGAATTGGTCGCACCCCGTTGTTTGCTGCCGTGTTTTGATATGGCACCGTCTTTTGTAACCTTGCATTTTGTTCCGCAGAAAAGACATTTTGAATGTGCTACTGGTATGGTTTGATTTTCTGTCATAATCAAATCTCCTGCTTGTGTGTAAAGAGTGTGCATCCTATAAGGGCTTCTGCCCTTTTCGTTCGCCGCCGCGAACTCATCAGTAGGGTTACTTGGTCTTAAGTTCGGCCGGACTAAACCCAAGTCCTACCGGCCTAAAAAGGATTGTCCTAAGGTCTTGGATTCTCAAAAGGATATCGGATACTTGGACTGTGGTGTCCTCATTGAATTTGGAAGATCTTAGGTAATAATCCAAGTGGTTCAGTTCGTCCCGTGCTTCAGTCAATCTGTTGTATTGGAACACCAGCTTGTCGCAGAGTTCGTCGATTGTGTTTTGCTTGGTTTGTCGTGACATGGTTCTGATCCTTCTTTTACCAAATCCCCTTTGGTTGGGTACCGCGGCTGACTGCCTTGGTCTAAGTAGTATCGCAGGGGATCGATTGGAATGCAACGGGAGTCTGCAAAATCAGGCCGCGAATTTTCCCCGGTTTGTCGTAAGTCCTTTGGTGGCAATGAGATACGATTGCAAAAAAAAACTCCCGGATTTTAAAATTCGGGAGCGATTGGTTGGCTAAACGGCTTGGCTACGGGCCGCGATTTCCTTGGCTAAGACAGGATGGATTCCGAAAGAATCTTCAACGCGAGCTTAATTACCACGCTCAAAGCAATAGATGCCAAAGGACCACCGGCCACATTAGGCTCGTTTTCAAGTAGTTCCATGATGGCAGCCTCTTCTTTCAATGTGGCTTCATTGTCGCCAAATACTTTGACAGGCATTCCCAAATGCAGACCGTAACCAAGTACGACCCATGCAGCATGGATTGCTTCGGCATTTGATGCCGACCCACGAAGACGACTCAATAAAGTATTGAGCGAGGATACAGGAAGATCTTTTGGATACTCGGCTTCAATCATGACATTTCTCCTTTTGGGTTTCAATTGCCGCCGCCTAATTGGCGGCCTTCTCAACTTGTGCTTTCTCATCATACTTTTGACCAGTCAATTCGCTGGTGCTTTTTCTGGAATCCTTCAACTCCGGAAAAGGCCCAACAGTCTCCTGATCGTAACATTCTATCGATGACTTCAGAGTCTGTCCAAAATCCACAAGGACCGGGATCACCAATCCCTTGGGGCCCAGAATGTGAATGTGCTCCCCAACTGTTTTTAAAGTGTCCTGATTCATTACCATCCTCACTATAACCATCAAGACACATACAGTGTTGCCAAGTACCACGAGGTCTTGCAAATCCGTTTTTATCTCTTTCCATCGTGAATCCCTGACTGGAGCAGACCGCGATTCCATACAGGTTAGCAAGTGCTCGCTTGGCTTCATCCCAAGTCCGTATTCTGGTAATATTCTTTATCGGGAACATTTTCGCGATTGGTTCCAAGTCGTTGGGTAATCCATTGCGACCCCAATCACGACAGGTGGCTTCAGAGTATTTCCTTAAATCGTGGCGACCATGAATCGCTCTGTCAAGAATACCAAAATCCTTGACCGCTTGGGCACCATAGGCACCAACAGCACCATCACCACGAATTCTGTTACCACCAATCTCCACACGAGCCAATCCGTAGATTGCTTCTTCCACGATCTCGCGAAAGTCTTCCGGCTCACCGTTAAGGATTTCACCCAACATCGAGTATTGAACGGCTCGTGCGGTTCCAAATGATACACAGGATCCAATGGATCCTTGGGCATAAGGTGGCAAAATGTTACCGGTAATCTTCTTTGCAATATCCCACAAAAAAACCTGGGATGGAATCGGCTCGGAATCCTGACCGGCTTCCGTGTTCCCAAATTCGGGAAGCGGTTGAAGCTCCGCGATAGACTCGACTGCGGCAGGATCATCTACCCAACCCGGAACATAACTATCGGCCATTGGCGACATCCTCCAAAATGGTTGCAATTCGTGCGAATAAAACACGACCCTTATCTTTCATGTCATTAGTGATTTGTTGATCGGGATCATCACCAAAGAGCGCGAGAATTTCCCTGCCGGTTCTTTCCCTGACAGGTGCGAATCGTGTTGCAGGAACGACTCCACGAAGAGAGTTTGCCAAATCACCTACCGTCGTGATTTGATGCCAATTGATCGCACGATACGACCGGGCAAGAGCAAGTGCATCGGCTGCTTTTGTTGATTCCTGAAGCCCTCCGTAAATCGATTGTACCGCGCTTTTAAGGATGTCTTCATCGGGAACAGGCTTGGGATCTGGTGGCAAAGGTAAAGGTGAATTGGTGCCCGGCAAAACCAGATCAATCGTAGGGCCCTTTACCAGAATAGAACCATCCTGCTGAATGGTTATAGTGATTGAATTCTGCTTGATTGTGGTTTGATTTGGCTCCACCCGGATGACAGGCGGCGCGGCCAATACCGCGAAGACAAGTGCTGCATGAATCATTCTTTACCTTCTTTCTTTGGTGCAATAAACTCTGTGACTTTTTTGTTTGTATCGGTGACAGTTTCCGTAGTGACATCAAACTTTTGAATGATGTTCGCTGTTGCTCCCTTCAATGTGCTTATGTCCTGTCCTGCTTGGACCAAGAGTTTTTCAAGAGTTCCAACAAATCGCAATGCAGCATCACGCAAAGGTAAAAGAAAATACCATGCGCCAAAAATAATCATTGCGATAGGAAACCCAATTCGCTCAATCGCTGTGACAAATTCTTCCATCTATGCAGTCTCCTTTTTACGAACAAAGAAAGTACCTTCTTCTGCTGCGGTTACCGCACCAATACCGGCAAACCGATAATAATACAGGCCGCTAATAGTGGGTGCGAATTCTGTAAAGTAGGAACCACTATCGGCTTTTTGCAAGACAAGAAATTGAGTAGATCCATTAGGCAATTTGATCGTGCATTGAACTGCAGTTGGATCAGTTGGAATACCGGCAATATCGGTAAAAGAACAACTCAACAGGATTAGGTCGCCAATGTCATAAGTCATAATGCCACCGCATCCTTTACTTTTGCCAAGTAGATCCGCGAGTCTTCCAAAGTAATGGAATAAAGTTCCTGATCAAAAATACGAACCGCACCCTGCTTTGATGAAACCACAACAGATTGTTCACCATAAGGTGAACTGGCATAGGGCGCGTCACCGAACATATTATAAAACTCCCTGCTTTTTCGCGACCTTGGACATCACCTCAAGAAACTGCGGAATGATCGTAGCGACATCCGGGTTTGTCTTAAGGAAATCAAAACCAAGTTGCTCCACAAGACTTGATGGATTGGCAATATTCCTGACGACATTATTTGTAGTGATTTCAGAAAGTTCCTGATTGTTTCCTTTTGTCCAGAAACATTCAAGATCATAAACAGGACCACCTTTGTGGTTGACATAAACAGAGGTTAAAAACCACTGGTCATAAGTGACAGCGGGTGCTGGTGGAACGACCGTCACTTCGGTTGCTGTGATTTGTGGAATAGGTGGTATCAAATTGTCTGGCATATGTAACTCCTAGTGAATGTTGGAAACTCGCCACCCTTGGAGACCGCTACCGTTGCTGATTAAATCATAAATCAAAACGACTCTTTGGTTTGGAGCAACGACAATGTTGGCTCCAGTTGAACAAAAAAATCTGTTGTCAGAAATCGACAAAGTGCTGTTATGAGCCAATGTCATGTTTGCAGTTCCAATGTTGTACAGGTTAATGATTCGGCCGTTTTCATGGTATCCGCCATCTGGTGGCGCGATTCCGGTGACAGTCGATGCGACCGTGCAATTGATCCTTTGAAATGCCGCTGTACTTAGTGCAAAATTATTCGTGGGGGCTGACAGTGCTTCAGATGAAGATGCAAATGAAAGAAACCCGGATACTTTCAAAACACCATTTACGACCACCGCCCCATTGAAACCAGTTGTTCCATGTCCACCGGGTTGCAAAACAACGTTGCCACCATTGCCGCCACCAGATCCATCACCAGCATAGATTGTAAAGGGATTACCGGTAGCTGTTTTTACAAGAGTGCAAGGACTATAGTCACTAATTGCAGGGCCTGTATAATTAAAAGCGACTTGACCGATATCAGCCATAGTAACTGTTTTGTTTGTAAAATTCAATTCTGGATTTGGGTTTCCAGTAATTGAAACTATGTCTCCCATTTTAAATAAAGATTGTCCACTACTATCGTAATTTATGATTAGCGTTTCAAAAGAAGTATACATGGCAGTAACTGTAGCTGAGTTAACAGGTTGTAACGCCCTAATGCTTTGGGCTCCAATGATGAATTTTTTTGTATCATAATTTCCTATTAAAATTGTATCTGATTCTATTAGTGGTTGATAGTGGCCAATTCCAATGGAATTGGATCCAGCTTGAATAGTTCCGTAATAGTTTGCGCTTCCAATATAAATGCTTTTGGTTGATGCGGAAGAATTGTAAGCAGATTGATATCCTATGCAAATGTTTTCGTTGCCTGTGTTGTATCCCGCAGAACGACCAATTAGTACAGATTTGTCTGTTTTGGTTCTTCCCGAATAAACACCAATAGAAACAGTATCTGTTCCGCCAGCGCGTAAAGTGCCGCTACCAATACCAACAGAATTATTCGCTACTCCATTAGTTGCAGTGTTGCTACCAATCAAAATAGAAGAGTCGTGAGTTAGTGTTCCTCTTCCACCTGAAGAAATTCCAATTGCGATCGTTTCATTAGAAGTTGATTTTTCTAAAGCAAATGCTCCAATGGCGATATTACCTATGCCGGGATCTAATGAGTTAAGAGCACCCAGACCAAGGACTAGATTTGAGTTGTCTCCTTTACTTGTTCCTACTGTCATTCCCTGAATGATACAAATACCATTGCCACCACTTGTCGCTTGTGTTCCGGGTTGCAAAACGATATTGCCACCAGCACCGGTACCGATTCCATTTCCTGCTGCAAGAGTAAGATTGTTGCCATTACCTGATTCAACAGTAATTGCTGTAACGGTATTGGCATTTGATATGGTGAAAGTTTCAGGATTAAAGTTTGGCAGGTTCCAACTTGTTGGACCCATAAAGACATCTTTTGGACCAGATGTAAAAACAACCGGCTGATTGTTATTACTGCTCGTCATTACTTGTGTTGGTGTCAAAGTGTTGGGCGCGGAATAGGTTGCAAGTCCTGTTTCCCATTCATCCGCGGTTTTCGATACGATTGTATAAGAGCATTTGTCGCCAACAGACATGGCCGATGAGAATGGCAGACAGGACTTCGTGGCACCATCAAGAATGATTGGGCCAATGCCTTCTTTGGTAGTTGTTTCCTTGATGCGATCGGCAATGATGTAAGGCATGGCAAGTTCCCTTTTGTTTTATCTTATCTGATTTCTTGCGTTTTTGTCTATTGTTGTTTTCCTGCTGTGACAAGAAATGCAAAGGCTTTGCAAATTTGCTGGGTCAAGTCTTTCGCCGCCATCAAATATTGGGACAATATGGTCGACCTGATCTGCCGATTCATTGCAGACAACACAGAATGGATCGGTTGCAAGTTTCCATTTCCGTAGTTTCTGCCAAGTGTGATCATAGCCGCGCTGTGCAGTAGTCAAAGCCCTAGGTGCTTCCTTTCGCCTAGGGCTTGGGTTTCTATGTGTACCGCGTTTGTTGACCATTTAAGTGGCTCCACCAGTTGGTGGATTTGTTGGTGCGACATACATCGGAGAATTGGGAAGACGACCAACAGCAGTAGCTGTCAGCTTGCCGTTAATTGAGTTGAGGATATACGACACCCCGGCGGCAGGATAACCAATGCCCAAAGGATCTTCGCAGTAGCTTTTGATTGTAACTGCCGCGCCAGTTGCGTTAGGACCAATGATCCCATTCAATCCTTGCTGCTTGTAGCTGGTATCCATTTTCAAAAATTTGATGATTTGTGAGTTTGGCGTATAGGTGTTTACCTTGTTAAAATTTTGGTCCGCTGGCCAAAGGTCTGTTTTTAAAAATGGCCGCATGAGATAACTGGCATTATTTCCGTACATTGAAACCGGCACGGATTGCGGCGTGCCATCCGCATTCTTCTTTACCCTTCTTGTAAACATATAAGGGCTTCCAATATGGTTTCCGCCATCGACCGTATCGCTTGAAAAATCTGTTCGCGGATAAAAATCAGACTTGTTTAAAATCATTTGTTGCGAAGAGGCGGCCCAAATGTGAAACGGTGCAAGCTCGATATCTTTTATCGTGAATGATCTTGCACCATTGAATTCAAAAACTTTAAACAGGTGTTGCAAATAGAGATCTCCATTTCCTGTGCCTGACTGAGTCAAGTAATCCGCTGAACGGTTTGTGCGAAAATCGAAGTAGCTCGACTCGGTAAATACTTCACATTCTGTTGTGTCTGGATTATCTTCTGCCCATATCACACAAAGTGCATAAGTGTAAGTTCCATTTTTTAATTTTGCTGAAATCAAATCGTACCGCCACGGGTATAGATAAACTAGACCGAATCCACCACCGGTGACTTGTACCAAATACAAACCAAGTTCTTTTTGAATTGTGGTGCCATTCACTACGGCATCTTGTTTCAAGGCTCCTGAGTATCTGGCTTGGTATGTGGTATTTGCCGATAATGCTTTACCGTTTACATCCTTGATCCATGCCGGACAGATTGAATGAATTTTGCCATCAGGAGACTTTTCAACTACAGACCCAAGGGCTGCAAGGTCGCCGGTATATCCTGCTGGTAAAACATCGGTTTGAACCAACATCATGCGACCATAGGAACCATCGGTTTGATATGTGGTTGGTTCAGGTGCAGAAAGTGACTGTTCATATCCGCGGGTTGCTGTTGCAATCCTACGGGCTGAATCAAGATCAAATACAATTCCGCTCATGGTATTAGGTCCAAAGTGCTGCCATATTGAAATCACTGTCAGGACGGAATTTTAGGTAATGAATGCTATCCACCCAGTTTGGATTATAGTTTCCGTTCGCATCCTTTTTGTTGATCTGTGTTCCAACTTCTGTAAGAAAGTCCGGCTCTGTTAGTGGTTGACCGGTGAATTGATCTGTAAGTATTTTAGTGGACTTGCCAGCGTCGGCGAATTCTCTTTTGCCCATATTGGCAACGGTCTTTATCCAACCATAGTAATCTCCGTGCTCGCTTTGTTGTGTGCCCATTTCAATGGTTAAAGTAATGCGCCAGTAGGATATTCCGTTTTCATATACCGGTTCTGCTTCCATACCGGTGAATTTCAAAGACCACTTTGGAAAAGAGGCATTCATGATCGGGATGACCAAATCCCTGTCATTGATCTTGCCAAGATCCGGTACCAAATTACCGGGATAAATAAGGTTGTTGCGACCAATTGTGATACGGGAAGTTGGTGCCGACCGTGTAAGTGGTGGCAAGATTGCATCGCCGACCGTGTTGACATAAGGAATAATTTTTCCATCTGGAACGCGGTAGGCTTTCAGGCAGGACATTTCCTGAGTTGCATTGCTGATCCGGATATCGACAGGCCGAAACAACGGGTTTGTTTGTCGATCTTCTGGTGGCACTCCCTGTTGTTGTCCTGCTGTTGCAGAGGATGCGGACCCACCGGTTGAATTCGATGATGCTCCACCACTATCAAGGTTATTTGAATAGGTGACTTCGACTGTGTAAATGATTCTTGGCAGGACAGAGTTTTCGTCTCTGGTTGTGCTGATGTTTGTGCAATAAAGAATATCAAGGTCCGGGTGCGGAGTTCCGATGTAAATGTCATTATCAGTACTGAACATCAAAGACAGGAGGACAGCGGACAGATCAAGGTCTGATTCTGCTGTGAAACGGCGAGTTGTATTTCTGGTTAATTTTGCATCAACGGAATCTGTTGAGCCCGGATGCTCGACATAGGCTACACCCATTAGAGTCTCCCTAATCCAAGTAGGCCACCGGATCTGGCTGCTTCAAAGATTTGTCTTTGCAACTTTGTTTGTTGTCTTTGTTGTTCCAATTGTAATTCAATGGCGGCCTTGATTTGTTTTTGAATGTCATCAGGACTACCGGCTTGTGCTGACGCTCTGACGATGGCTTCAACCAATGCAGAAGATCCGACTTCGGCTGCCGAAGTAATACGGGATGAAATGCCAGCAGATTGCAGGGTTTGAAGTGTACCGCCAATCAATCCTTGAAGTCGTGCACCAAATGCGTCTTGGGCCTGATCTTTCATCCTGAATGCTCGCCAAAGTTGGGCACCATCAACAGCTGCTGCGGTTGCATCATTATAAATGACCGCGAATCGTTCGACATCATTTTTGAATTGATCAAGAGGATTCTTTGCATCACCAAGTCCGGTAACAAATTCCCTTAGTGATTTGAATGCCATATCCCAAGGGACCGCTTGTGCAGGAACAAAAGCATCCGCGATTTTCTTGACACCGGCTTTGAGACCTTGAACATCGACATCAGGAATCAAGTCGGCTGGTTTATCAAATCCCAATGCTTTGATTGCATCGGCTCTGGCACCAAGTACTCTTTGATTTCTGGGTGCATTAAGAGGATTTATCCCACCACGACCGGCCATTGGATTGCCGGGAATCTGAACCATTTTTGCATTTGCTTCTTGCCATGCTGTGATCTTTTCTTCCATGCTTTTTGAGTAGGGAAGAAAAGGCATGAGTGCATTGAATGATTGCAAAACGACATTGCTTAGTTTGACAATTTTGTCACTGACATCGATGAGATATTCGGCCAACATTTTGAAGCCTTCAAGCGCGATTTGCTGACCTTGCTTGAATGCTTCCTGTAATGTGTTGGGATTATCAACGACCGCGACCAATGGGCCAAATGCCGCCGCAAGTAATGACCGGACACCGGACACGACTCCACGAAAACCTTCAAGAATCGCACGAAAATTAAAGGCTTTATCAAGACCAACTAGCGCATCGGCTGCAAGTTGTTCAATTTCATTTGAAAGTCTTGCGAATACCGCGGTCATTGTGGTTGAACTGGCATTCAGGATTGGCTGATTATCGGCATGGGCCTGATCGGATTCTCTGGCCATTAAAGCGCGGACAGGTGCACCAAGGACTCTGTTTGCCTTTCCCAATAATTCAAGAGCCATGTTTACAGGTGAAGTAGCTTCATTGGTTATTTTTAGGGCATTAAGTGGCGACTTGACCGCGGCTGCAATTAACCTTCCAACTTGTGCTCCAAATCCTGCACCGAACATATCACCGGGTTTTATTTGAAGGGCTTTTTGTATTTCCTGTTTTACTTTTGGTCCTGTTTTGGCTACGGCTTCTCCCACTTTTTTTGCAGCGGCAGCTGCTTTTGTAGCGGCATCATCAAGACCCTTGGTTAGTGGGGTTGAATCAAGACCGAGTGTAACTGTGGGATTTGCGATTGCTTCCTTAGCCATTTGCTATCGCTCTCGCCCTTTCGATTAACTGACTTGCAGACTCTGCAAAAGTGAAAGTAGTATTTGAGGAATTCTTTCCCCAATTCGGTATCAAGGCTGTGACATCGATCTTGCCTTTGATCCAAGGTGCAAGGCTTGCGTGTTGTTGAAGTGCTGACAAAACATCAAGTCTGCCACCACCCCATGGTTCAATGGATTGTAACAAAGCCCATTCGGTAAATTCTTCGACAGACATAGTGGCTTCAAGTTCTGCCACCGTTCTACCGAGATGTCCAGCCAAGGCAAAGACTAGTCTTCTGTCTGGCTGGTTACTGAGTTTTTTTCCAATTCCTTTTGTGACTTGCCAGACAGACCATTCCAGTCTGTTGCGATTGTTGCAAGTGCTTGTGAGGCATCAAAAGGAATCTGGTTAATCTCATCCGGTTCAAGTAAATGACCTGAAGCGTCACATAATGACAGTTCAAGAATTTTTGAGTATCCCTCCATTCCATCAAGATTGACAAGCGACTTTGCGTCACCCAATGGAATCTTTCGGATATGGACTTTTCCAGTCATACCCGGAATCTTTTCAGGTTTTCCGGGTTCATTTTCTACTATCAGAATTCGTTGGAATTTCATGGTGGACCCTACGCAACTGTTACAGTGTTGACCATCATGCTGAATTCATAAGTCAATGGCTCATTGTTATCAGCGACCGATGGGGTTTGAATGGATTTGAAATATCCTGCAAAGGACACAGTCGTAGTTGCAGGAGCGGGCGCCAAACTGCCAGCACTCACGAGTTTCAAAGTAATAGGTGATCTGGCGTTGAGAGCGGTTTGAATACCGGTGAACTCCGACTTGTTGTAAGTAGCGGTAACGGTAATGTCCGAATAGGACTTTTTACCCGGGACCTTTAGTTCTGCTGTCAATGGAATACCGTTGATGACAATATCCGCAAGAGTAATTGACAAACCGGAAATGTTGGTTGGATTCAAAATGGGCACTTCTACCGGAGTTTGACCACCGGTATTGTAAGACAATGCCGCGCCTTGTGGCGGAGTGACATCCGCTACAGTCAGCAATGTTGGGGCAGGAAATGATTCTGGCATGACAAACTCCTTATGTTAAAAAACCTACAGCTCTCTCACCCACCCGGAAATATTCAACTCTCCGGTATGGTATGGTTCATCGTCACCATCACTAATGACTTCAACATCTGCTGAATCAGAAGTGATTCTAAGACCGGCAATAAGTGCATTTTGTTCTGTGATATGACCGGGTGTTTCGGCAATTGCATTTTGTATTGCGGTTGAAGCTTCTTCAATTTGTGTTGGATTATTTCCTCTGAGGTGCAAAACAAGATCTGCGCTGCGGACCGGAAGAATACCGGTAATGGATGCAACAGGAGTGCTTGAGACCGTGTAAGCAGCTGCGGGAAATTGTGCCTCCTGAGGAATCATATCGGGATGAATTCCACCGGGCAGGACATTCTGTACCGATGGCTTGCCAAGTAGAAAAGCGCGGAATGCACGAGCAAAAGCAAGAGACATTATTTTGGTCCTTTCGCAGCGTCAAGTGCTGCTTTCTTTGCTTTTCTCTTTGCGACTTTTGCAAAGAGCTTTTTTACTTCTGCACCCATACGATCCATGATACCACTTTTAATTTGTCCAGTCGATTCCTTGTATGCTCTTTCAAGAATATATTGGCCGGGAACCCAAGTGGATCCTTTACCGAACAGAGTAAGAATTTTGGCATACAGATGGAATAACTTTCCAAAAGATAATCTGTTTGCACCTTTGGTGAATTGTTTCAAGGTGTGTTGCAAGGAACCACGACGAGGGCGCGAAACTTTAAAAGTTTCGACTGTGTGACCAAGTAGTTTTCTCTTGGGTGCTTTTTGTGTTTTCTTTCTATGCTTGGCCATAAATCCAAACTCGACCAAGTGTGCATACTTGGATGGTTTGACTAACATGGTACGGCCGCCGACATTCATTTCTGCTGAGACTTTTTTACTTGGACCTACAACGGCATAAGGCAATCCTTTTCCCTTTTTCGCGACTCCGCTTTTGACACGAAAACTTTTGCGAAGCATTCCGGTTCTTTTTGGTGGTGGAGTGAATCCTTTTCTTTTGCGGAGTTTTCTTTTTGGTTTGGCTAATGCTTTGGCTCTTTTCTCTACGGCTTTCATTCCGTATTTGAGGACATTGGCAAAGGCCCGTTTTGTTTCTGCTGATCTGGCATCAATGCTGACAAAATGCAACCATTCCTTGAATTCCTGTTCCACCTGTCGCGTTGAAACCCTGATCATTGGGGAATCCCTGAGGACATATCGCAAGATTCCTGACAGACGATGCCAAGGGCGATTTTCATTTCATCAAGGTTTCTGACGCTTTGAATGTTGAGGATCCTTGATCCATGAAGGATGCGATGATTGGATTGAACATCGTCACGATAACGAATCAGGACTGCATGAGTTGTAGACGAATTGAGTTGCAAACCGTTGATGGATTCAGAATTGGTAGTGGGAGTAACTTGGGCCCAAACAGTTGCATAAGTCTCCCATGTCCTGATTGTTTTACCATAGGCATCGGTTGAATCATTGTAAGATTGTAGTGCGACATAATGCCGCAAGTCGCCTATTTTCAAAGGTAAGCACCCCACAAGTATTTGGTGGCAATGGATGAATATGCCAAAGGAACTTCGCCACCACCGGTAGGACCAACTGCTTGACGATTTTCGTACCAATGGGCGACAAGTAATTTGATCGCGGCATTAATTGATTGTGGAATATCGGTTGTTTCGGCAACATAGGTAACTACGACAGAACCGGGATAATTATCTGGTTGTGGTATTTGTGCATTTGTTCTGAGTGCCAGTAGTGGGATTGTTTCTGTTTGGCCGCAATTGACAATGTAATCTGTTGGTGGAATGGTTACAAAGGTGCCATCGTCTTTTCTGATTGTCAATGAAGTGACAGAGGTTACCGGACCTTTTTCAAGCATGATAATGTCGCGCGACAAAAGACCATTTTGTTTTTGAACGATGGTTCTGCGAGCCAATACTCTGCGGGTCGATTGTTCAAAGTGTTCAACTGCAGACGCGATTAAAGAGAGGATCAAGGAATCTTCCTGATCACCATCAACTCGCAAATGCAGTTTGACTTCAGACAGAGTGGGCAAACCCATTTATCTGGTTTCCTTGTGTTTTGTTTTTGGTTTGACTGATTCTGGCGTTTCCATTGTTCGCACGACAGGTGCGAGAATACCGGCTTCAATCATGGCTGGAATTTCCTTTTCATCCCATTCGATCTGTTCACCGGGGCGATAGGATATTTCCTGACCAGTCAAAGGTGAAGTGCCAACGATGGACTGAAGAACCCTGTATTTATTCTGCATTTCGTTGTTTCCTGAAATAAAGAAGAACAAGAAACCCGGAGAAGACTCCGGGTTTCAATGTGGTAAATCTTAGGCTTGGCTGAGCTTTTTGATGGCAGCAGATTGAACGACACGAGAGTCGATTCTTTCAGTTGCCATGAATGCAGCTGCATTGGAAGTGAAGAGGAAATCATCCGAACGACGAATGATGATTGGTCCTGCATCACGAATATAAAACTTGGAGAAGTCACCAAAGATAGCGGTAACTTTACCGGTAGTTGGCGATGCTTCCATGTTGTTGTTGATGATTACCGGTTTGCCAAAGAGCATTGGTTGTGCACCTTCAGCGTAGCCAATAACTCGTTGGAGAAGGTTGATACCTTGTAGATCCTGCAGTTTCAGGATGTAAGTCCAAATGGACTGGTTCATCATGAATGCACCGGTTGACTGGTATGCCATATCAACCGAGTTTACAAGATCATAAAGTTCATTGACAGTAATTGCGGTTGCGGCGGCAGTCGTCTTTCCTGCACTCGCACCGGTGACAATTCCTTGCGGTTGGCCCGTACCAGTTCCTACCGCAAAGGCTTGGGCTTCAAGGCGACCGAGTCTTTCACCGAGAAGCTCACCAACGATGGCTCCAAGGTTTAGTCCTGAGTCTTGCAGAAGTTCAAGGGATGAGGTAACTACAGACTTGATTGTGTAGGCACCAAACATGACTTGACCAACAGTAAAGTCTGCAGCTGCGGTTGCGGTATTTTCGGCGACTTGAGCTGCCAAAACACCGGTATCATCTACCGTTGGCATGGGCATTTGATTGCCACTTGAAGTGCGAATCACCCTTGCGACGGTACGAAGGTTATTAAAGAAGGCTCGCTTCTTTTCCAGTTCCGCAAGAAACCCTTGGGGAATGGTATAACCACCGGCACCAACGGCGGTAGATTGTGCGCGTTGTTCTTCAGTAGGATTCAAGTTGACAGTCAAAGGACCATCAAGGTTTAGGCCGACCCTATGTGCCGCAGCGCGCTGTTCTTCAGTCGCTTCACGACCAAGGCACCACCCACGAAAAGCCATTGCAGAATCTCTGGTGGCTTGACGATCATTGTAATCGCGGACATAGCCGGGAGCAGGATTGACTTTCCGGGTTTGTCGTCGTGCGTGCTCATTCCTGAGGTCTTCAATAGGACGAGAATTTTTCGCAGGTGCTGGAGGCGCGGATGCTTCGGCTGGTGGTTCCTCTGCCTCGGTAGTTTCAAGGGATTTAAGTCTGTTGTCGATGTCATCGACTTTTGCCTTGAGGTCGTCAATCATCTGGGTTTCTTCAGGAGTCAATTCCCGTTCCGTAATGGCGAGAATATTTTCCCATTGTTCCATGAATTGAGACCGCGTATTCAACAATTCCGTTTTAGACATTCTTGATCCTTGGCATTCGCCGTTGAAAGAAAGAAAACAAACCACGATTCCGAACTAGGGAAACCTTGGATCGCCATTCGGAAAGCGACCGCAAAGCGGCGGAAGTGCCGACAGGATATGCAGGATCTCCCACGATGGAAATCTCCCGCAAGTCTACATCCTCAAGAATACGGACTTTTAATCCGGACTCTTTTTCACGAGGCCCCCAAGATTGTTTTCTTGTATAGAATCCAAAGCTGCAAGCAGCGACATCGCCACGAGCCATAAGGGTTGCAAGATCAGCCGCGTAGCTGGTATTTGGCAGAGTCAAAGCGAACTCCAATCCGGTATCTGTCAGACTGAGTTGCAAAGTGCTTGCGGAAGTTCTTCCAAGTATTTTTCCGCTGTCATGATCATACAGGGCGCGAATGTCATTTTCCTGCAAGGATCTTGTGAAGGCACCGGGCGCGATTCTTTCCTTGAATCCACCAAGATCTGCGGACAAAGTATTATAAGCTGCCGCAACTCCGACAATTCGTTTCGATTCCTGATTGACAGTTAAAGCCCTTAATTCAACGAATCGGGTTTCTTTGATCACTTTGGAATCTCCGCGGATTGTGTTGGGTCTGTTGGTTGCGGTTGAATTTTGACCGGATCAAAAATGCGGTTCAAAATGTCAATGCTAAGTGTTGGGAATGCCGCGGATGCAAGTGCTTTTGCAGACTCTTTGGTAAGAAGTCCTTGGGATACTTGCAAGACAATTTCAAGTAGACTTGCAACTTGTGCACCGTTAAGTGCAGTAGATGAAATGTCAGTTGGTGGTGCGACAGGCTCGACCGGTTTGGAAACAGGTGGCAAAGGTGATGTAGGATCGACAGCGACAAGTGCTGGTTCGCTGACAGGATTTGTTGCTGGCCCGGTTGCTTGACCAAGTGCGGCCATGTTAAGTGGTTGCATATAAGCATCGCCACCATCAATGGCAGGAAGGTTTTCAAGTTTGCGAATGTCATTAACCGAGAACCAACCCCAGTTCCTTGCGACCGCATAGGACTGGTATCTGGCTGCGATATTTCCGCGAAGTAATCCTTCGACTGCGTGCTCACAAAAATACTTTCCACCGGGAAACAGTTTCTTATTGTTCTCCTGTTCAATCCTGACGAGCCAAGGTCTGACCGTATTGACGACATAATCAATGGCATCATCTTCAGGACTTGTGAATGCAGTCGCTCCGGAAACCCTTAGTCTGCTTAGGGATATGTTCAACCATCTTGCCACTTCTTCGATAGTGAATTTTCTGGATTCAAGAAACTGGGCGTCATCATTGTTGATTGTAAAAGCGGAGACATCCATACCTTCTTCAAGGATGGCGACACGGCCGGAATTTTCAATGCCTTTATGAATCCGCTCCCACCCCTCACGAAGTCGTTTGACCGCTTCTTCACCGAGTCTGCCGGGATGTTTAATCACGACTCCGGGTTTGGCACCATTGCCAAAGAATTTACCGGCATGACGATCATAGGTAAGACCGAGTGCCAAGGATTCTCTTGCAACTCTGAGAATGGATTTTCCCCAAAAACCATCCAATGCCAAACCACGATAGTGCAAAATGTCACGGGGATCCATATCGACATAATCACCACCAAGTGGTTGAATGCGATAAAAGAGTTGACCGTTATCATCACGCCAAGCGTTGACCGTGTCATAGGACAATGGCCAGATTGCAATTGGATAGTCTCTAAGTTCCGGATCATTCCATTCAATTTCAGCGAATGAGTTTCCGTGCAGCATGGCTTGGGCCTGAAGACCACCGCGAATAGCTGCTGCTGTAGATTCAGGATTTGGGGAATCATGCAGAAGATCAAATGCAGGATGATTTACCGCGAGTTTTCTTCCATCATCACCGGTTCGTTTATAGACATTCAATGGCAAGGTGGCGACTGTTTCGGAAACTATCCGGATTCCATGAAAGAATGCAGCGACTCCAAGTGCGGAGTCTTCGGTAACTGAAATGGATGAGTCAGTAAAGCTGCTCAATACCGTGTAACCAAGTGGTTGGTTTGTAACCAATGGCACTTTGGTTGCCCGGCTTTCAGTATCTGCTGTAAAAGTCAATTCCATGGCGACCTCTTAGTGCTAATTATTTTAATGGATTTCTTGGGAAACAATAGTCACATGAAAAGAAAATTGCGATTTTCGTAAATTGAGGTGCCATCAATTCCTGTAGCCTCGGCAGTGCGAGCTCTGGCAAAGGCCATGATGGATGACACCGCGGCATCAATTCTTTCTACCGATCTTTTCTTTGATGGCTTGGCGTTTCCTGCTGCGTCATATTCAATGACCACATTATCAATACACCAGCGGAGAAGCGGATTACCATCATGACTGATTTGTTTTTGTAATACCGCGGCTTCAAAGTCTTTTGTGGGCGGCGACATGGTGCGGAATCCCTGACGGAATTCTTTGACAATGTAACCGGCGGCTTCAAGTTTCTGCATGAGGAACTCCGCATTCCATGGATCGCAAGCGATTTCCCTGATACGGTATTGTTCTGCGATTTCTGTGATTCGTTGCAAGATGACTTCATAGTCAATGATTTCACCGGGAATGGATTCAAGCCAGCCGTCACGAATGAATGAATCATACCGAATGCGGTTTGTATCCTTTCGTTTTCCCACCATCGCGGAAGTAGTCCAAGTAAATGTTTTGAGATGAATGGATCCTGTAATTGGAAATGCCAAGGTAAAAGATGTGAGGTCTGTTCTTGATGACAAATCAAGTGCGGCATAGCAAGGGACTTCTTCAAGACCGACAGGATTGCTTTCGCATGAGTTCCAAGCTTCGGAACCAATCCATCTGGCCGCGGACTCCACCCATTGGTTCAGATGGAATTGACGGAACGATTGTTCCCTTGCAGGATTGTTCTGGGCTTCATGACAAGTATCCCTGAGATATTCCAAGGTGACTGACTTATCAAGACCGGGATTTGCAATTCGCCAAGTGGCTTCATTTTTCCAGTCTGATTCCTGAGGTGCTTCATAGATGACCGGGAGGAATGTGGGATCAATTACGACTCCATCCCTGACTTGTTTCGCATAGTGGTACAATTCATAGCACAACGATCCACGATCATGACCACTGGTGCTTATCATGAATGCAAGAGGCTCGGATCTTGCGCCCATTGAAGTGACAAGGGATTCGTACAGGTCGCGGCTCTTTTGTGTAAGAAGCTCATCAAAAATCAAAGTGCTGATATTATGACCGAGATTTCCTGAGGCATCGGCGGCAATGACTTTATAAATTGCCCCGCGCTGTGCTTCAATATGTCTGCGGTATACCTTGCACTTTTTTGAGAGTATTGGGCTCTGGGTGATCATCTGCTTGGCGATGTCAAATGCAAGTGCTGCCTGATCGGAATCACAGGCGGCAGAGAGAATTTCCGCACCCGGTTCATTGTCTACAAAAAGCATATAAAGTGCGACAGCGGCCGCGAGTGTTGTTTTGCCGTTCTTTCGTCCAATCATGACAAGACATTTGCGATACTGTCTTCTGCCGTCTTCAAGTCTCGTGTCGAATAGTGGACGGATAATATCCTTGACTTGCCAGTCATCAAGTTTCAACGGCTGGTTGCCTTTGGCACCTTTTGTGTGTGAGAGAAACTTTTCACAAAAGGACTGAAAGTTTTTTGATGGTAGCATCAGGACATCAGTTTAAGAATTCTGGCCTGCTCGGGATCTTGTACATCAATTACTTGTTGCATATCGTCACCGGCCAATCGTGACGATGATCGACTTCGCGGAGTGAGAAGTAATTGACCAAGGGTTGCAAGAAGATCTGCTTCGGCCTGTCTTATTTCTGCCAAGATAGGATGAATGGCACTTGCAGAAGATGAAGAATATCCGCGCTTTCTTCCTTGTGTCTTCAGGAAGAAGCAGACCGCCCACGACTCTCCTGCGAGAATGGCTTTGTTCAATGCAGTCTCTGCATTGTCAAGCATTGTTTCCCTCATGGAATCAAGTACGGTCTCAAGTTCTGGCCATCTTTTTATGGCGCGCCAAACAGAGGCACGATCAACTCCAAGCATTCTGGACGCAGATGCGATATTACCAAAGCACTTTCTAAGTGCGTCTTCAACCTGCTTGACTTTCAATGTGCTTAAGTTCGCCATGGTTTATCCCTCTTTACAGAATTGCATTAGTTCTGCTCTGGCTGATGGATCTTCTCTCATACATCCTACCATTGCACTGGTGATCATTTCTGCATCTGGTTGAATGACACCTCTGCATCCCATGCAGGAATGGTGGGCTTTGATAACGACCCCGGTTCCAAGTGGTTGGAGATTTTCCATAAGTGCATGGGCAATCTGGTTTGTCATTCTTTCTTGCACTTGCAACCGTTTGGCAAAGACATTTACCAGTCTTGGAATTTTTGAGAGACCAACGACCTTGCGTCTTGGAATGTAGCCAATGGTTGCGGTTCCTGAAAATGGTAGCATATGGTGCTCGCAAAGACTGCTGAATCTTATACCGCGGACCACGATCATCTGATCACTGTTTTCATCGAAGACGGTTCCAAGGATCTGCTTTGGATCAAGTTGCTTTCCTGCTGTCATTTCCTTGAGGGCTTTGGTTACTCGCTTGGGAGTGTCCTTGAGGCCTTCCCTGTTTGGATCCTCGCCGATCCATTGAAGCAGGCGAACTACGGCATCTTCCGGGGCTCCGGATCGCTCCCAAGGGAAGATCACCCAGTCTTTGGCCACAATGGCCAAAGGTGCGATATGGGCAGGAGTGTAGGGCTTCCTGTAGATGGAATCGACAAGAAACCCTGCTTCAATGTAGGGTTGAAGTGTGCGGCCGGAATCGGCGATATCATCAACGACAAGTGTTGTGGTTGGATCATAGGATGCAAGTAACGATTCAACTGTGGAATGTTTGGGGCAGGCAATTGGTAATCCTGTAAGTGCGGCGACTGGTATACCGCCAATTGGAATACCCCAGACCATTTTGGCCTTGGGGTTTCTGGTTACCAATTCTTTTGCATGACATTGAATGTCGTGCCATGTTAACGGACTTGCCAAGTCTTGTGTTGTTGTACTGACAGTCGCCATTGCGGATTTTCCTTGATGAGTTTGAGACACCATTGCAAAGCATCCTTGTCGATGTTACCGCCAGAAAATGCAGGACTAATTAGTTGATGCTTTGCAGTGCATGATGGAACAGGAATTCCCTGACCGTATCCCCTTACATACTTTACTTCATCGGCGGTCTTTTGTCTAACACAATGTTCCGCGACTTTTGGGCTGACAGTAATCCAGTCAAGGTTAAGATGGTCGACTGAATTGGAACCATTGGTTTCAATGGCACAAAGGAAGTTCTTTTGGTGAAGTGCTTCAACCAATTCGGGATCAAGTTGTAAGGATGGTTCGCCGCCGGTGAATACGACCCATGGCTTATTTTCTTCCCACCAACTTTCTGGTTGGTTGACCAATGACATTGCGGCAAAGACGATTTGTTCCTTGTCCATCCATGTACCGGAAACAAACTCGGTATCACAATCAAATCCACCGGGAGATTTGTCACTTTGATCACGACTGCATCTGAGGTTGCACCCGGTAAGGCGGATGAAGACACTCATCTGTCCTGCTCTCATTCCCTCACCTTGAGGCGACCAGAATATCTCATTGACTTTGTAGCTCATAGTTTCACCGTGACTGTGGAGGTATCGGTTTCCTGTAACGCCAATTCAATTACATTAAGGCCTGTATCGCGAATCAGTTGCAACAAATGTGTTGCGAGATTCTCGGCAGAGGTGACAAAAGGTAGGAGACAGACTTTGTCACAAGCTCCTGATTCAATCAGTATTGATGCCGCGGGATCATTGACATTGAGAAGCAAGGAATGATCCATGGAATCAATGACCGGGTTGACTTTGTTTTCAATTTCCTCAAACAGAATTGAAACGCTGGATTTCATTGGTTCTTCAACGGTGACAGAAACAGCGTACCGATGACCATGAAGTGAAGCACATTTCCCACCGATTTGTTCATTACGGTGCGCGGCATAGAATTTAAACTGCTTGGTTATTTGTATTTGCATTTCTGTTCATCCACAAAAAGAAGCTCACCCAAAGTGCACCGCCTATTATCTTCAATG